TGGGGTAGCAGTAGGTGTTCCTGCGAAAGCTGCTATGCCTGATAAATCAAAATCTGTTTCTATTTTTACTGCTGCCATGATAATTAATTTTGATCGTTTTCGTCTAAACTCTGATTTAAAGTATAATTTCCTTTTATTCTAAATATCTCTTCGTCTGTCATTTCAGTAATTCTTTTCTTAGCCCATGATTCATTTATCATAGGAATTCCAAGTGCTTGTATCCATGTATTATAGGTTACTGCACCACCAAAAAATAACTTCTCATAAACGGTATTTATGTTCTTATTGATTTCCGAACGGTCTTTTTCATTTTCTTGAAGTACAGGAATGTGATCGTAACTTATGATGTATTCATAACCGAAATCCCTACATTTAAGCCATACGTTTAAATCTTCAATCCTGTCATTCGATTCAGGGATTGTTGTATTCTGATACATCCTACGTTCTGAGCTTTCCTGATTCTCGAATGTGGCTCCCTTCATATAGAGTTTAAGAAGCACCTCTGGAACTCCGTATCTATTAGCTATAACCATCCCATCAGATGCTATTTCGGGTATAAGTCCAAGTTTTCTTACGTCTTGGTCAATCTGAGTTACCCTTAATGGAATTTTGGATATAATGAATTGATCTTGTCCTTTCCTTAGTCCGTACCGTCTGAAATCTTTTTGGACTTCTTCTTTTTCATCATTCTCCATAGGGACAGACCCCATCATCACATCATTATTGTCAGGAGAAATTATCGCTCTTGCACCTCTTTCTTTAGCTATTACATTACGGGATTCGTAAGCAACTCTAACATTAGATAAAGGCCATTGAAGTGAGACTTGCCTTGATTCTCCAAGTATTAAATCAGAAGTTGATTTAAGTCTTATATTTGGCTCTTTCCTGTGAAGTATTTGATTGTTTTTGAATTCCTTTTTATATGTACCCCATTCCCATTCCCATCCTTTTAGTATTGCATCTATACTTGTAGCATCGAAATAACCACCGGACATGATTGGTTTCATATATTGAGGCCAGACACCCCACATAAAACCAATGTCACGAATATTTACAGTGTCAGTTGCACTATTGCCGTATATGTAAGAATTACCAAAAACATCTTTAAAGATAGAAACCAAAGAAAGAAACTCCTTGGTTGATTGTGTTGGATTGGGATTATTCTTTAATCTGAACATCTTATTGACTATCAGATCATTTGATTTGCTTTTCTTAAAATCTTTGTCGGTAATTATATCACCGTTCTTTATATTCTTAACGCTCACAACAGCATTTGCCGAATAATCTGATCTTAGATTAATTACCGATGAAAGTACCGGATTTACACTATACTCATTTTCTAATGCTTTGTAATTATTTAGTGAAGTATAATATGGATCACCTGTTATTAATGATCTAATCTGTTCAGGCACTACTATATTAGGAGCAGACTTACTAATCTTACCTCCCATTAATTTCTGAGCTACTTTGAGTCTAAACTTATCAAAAGCCATTAATGTGATTATAATGTTTGGGCAAAGCTATCAATAAAATCTATAATTATCAAATCAATTATAAATTTTTTCTATATTGTGCCGCAAATAAAAAAAGGGAATCTTTCGACTCCCTTAATTCTTTCGACATTTTAATTTGCTTTTACTTCATATTTACCTCCTTTTTTGGTTTATTCTGATAACTCTTTCTCTGCAAACTCCAACTCTTCATTATTTAGATCAATGCTACGTTGTTGTAGCCTGTTGCTTTCCTGTAATAATTCAATAGTAGTATTATTACTCCGAATGTTTTCTTCGTTTTGAGCTTTGTCATTTAGTAGTTTCTCCTTCCAAATTAACATTCTTTCCTTGTAGTTACCCTCTTTGCTTTTACCCATAATTTATTTATTCGTGGTCTTTCGACCTGTTAATTCTTTTCCATCTTTTTTTATTAATAGTGATCGATATAACTTTTTTACTACATAAGCTGCGCTAGGTAAAATATTAGCAGCAAATGATTCTTTTACATCTGAAGCAACGGTGTATGCCTGTAACTGCTGAATGTAATTCTTATAATAAATTGATTCAGGTGCTTTCTCAAACACAAAAGTTTCCTTGATAAATTTAGCCTCACTGATTATCCGGTTATCTTCCTGATTAAATTCCTTTATTCCCCGAACAGGTAATTTAGTTTGTTTTAATTCATGAGCAAAAGCCGCAAATGAAATATTACATTCCAGGAATATTTGCTTGGTTCCAAATCCTACTAATTTATTATTTATCTGCTCAATATTATCAGAAGGTAGCATTTCATTAAAAATACAATCTGTGATAAATAGTTTCTGATCTTTTATCTTGACAAATAAAGCAAGGAAATTATAATGTGGTGTTTTGGATGCACTACTTGAAATTTTAATGTATAGGAAGTTTGTGCTTTCTGTGAAGTCGTATTCTTTCCAGTATTTAAGTACATCACGGTTGAATATTTCTGAATCGGAATAAATACCAACAGGAAATAGATAGGTAAACCCATGAACAATAGCATCAAGTCTGTTTGGTGACTTTTCCCCCGGCTTCCCTGTATAAAGTGCCATTTCTGTTTCAGCATCAGGAAATGTACCTACGTGACTTATTTTATCATCATCATACTTTGCAGAGATAGGTTCAGCACGAAGTAATTTTCCTTTTGTAGCATGTACTGTTTTTACTGGTATATTCTCGTCAATAGTTTGAATGGTGTATTTAACCATATCGCCACCTTGATTTATTTCGGCTACAATACAGTTTGCATTCCATTTTTTATACATGCCACATGCCTTTGTAGCCCATTGTTTAGGAGAATAGATACCACTTATATCTTCAAGCAAATACCCCCTATTATCGAACCCTTTGCCCTCTACTGTTATTCCGGTTTCATCTGACGTTATCTTAGCTGTAGTTGCAGGGTCGACAGACACTACCACTTCTTTTAATTCAGGATATTTTGTTACTCTGTTTCGATTGAAATTAGCTTCTGAGAATAAAGCACTTTCTTCCTGATCTGCAAACTCACCCTGATAGAATCTTAATCGTTCTTCTTTTGGAAGAGCTTCAAGCATTTCTAAATATTCAGCATCAACATTCTTTTCATTGTCCTTTGGATCCATTTTAAGATAAACGTATTGTTCAGGATTTTTTAAAACAACATTGTCTTTAGGCTCAATATTTTTAAAGAATACTTTATATGTCCAGTGAAGTTTTGATGGTGGGTTTTCATCGATGTAGATTCTGTTTTTTAATCCTGATTTCTGAGCAAGGCGAGTTTTAAGAATGGTGTATGAACCGTATGATATTTGTGATGCTTCATTAAACCATATTGAAGAATACTCAGTACCAAGTATCTTATCAAGTCCTCTTGCATCATCTATACCTCCGAACCATATTTCTGATCCATTGCCGAACCTAGCATAGAAGTCTTGTAGATTTAATTTGTAGTCATGGACTCCCATTATATCACATACGTCCTTGAATGTTTCATTAATTACAGAACGTTTAACATCTGAGAAATGAAGTCTTACAATTAAGTGTCTTGACTTCTTTTTTAACGCTCTCCTTATTATCTCAAACATTATTATAAAGGACTTTCCTGATCTTGATCCACCGTAAAGCAGTGTGAATCTATTCAGAATCATTAGTTTCCAAGCATCCTGCTGCTTTGGATTATTGTCGTAAAAGTTTATTTGAATCTCTGCCATTAAATCATTTTGTATATCTGATTGTTACATTTCGAGGATTAATAACTGACTGTTTTATACCTGTCCCTGTGCTTATAAAACAATTACCGTATAGTTTTATATACAGTTTTGCCATTTCCCTATTTTTTGCATAGTTTGTATTATGTATAAACAATCCATGCTCATCAGTTTCGTCTATTCTGCCTTTATTTCCCATTATTCATCCATCCATTTAATAATTTCACCGTTTGGGATTATGCTTGGATAGCTACAAAATTTAGTGCAGTGTGGCAGCATATTTTTAATATTCTTTTTATCGCCATCACTCAATATCACCATTACTGGCTCTGTCTCGCTGTCGTAAATCTTATCTCCTACTTTTACTTTCATATCATTCCCATTTTAACAAGTTCATCATAACATCTTTTAGTAGCTTTCACATCTTCTCCGGCATCGTGAGCAGGAAAACTCTTTTCAAACAATTTCCAATACAATTCAATCAGAGTAGGAAACTTGCCACTTCCATTTTTCTTTCTTGCTCCAACAAATTTAATTGTTTTATACATTAAATCAATCCTTTTGGACTTATCCAAGGCAGAATCAGCCATGTAAACGAATTGATCGGGCATTGCTCGTCTTATGTTGGCTTTTATAATTGATGTGTCAAAGTAGATATTGAACCCGATTAGCTTACTCGCTTTTGAGCAATCATTTACGAATTCAATTATCACATCATTAAAATAGTGACCTTCCTTTACAGCTTTTTCTTGTGATATTCCGTGAATGTCAGTTGCGCTTTGTGGAATTGTCCAATCTTCCGGGAAAATTATAAACGATTTTAATTCTCCGTCAAAGTGCCAAGCGAGTTGAACAAGGTAAGGAAATTGATCGTAGTTGTCTCTGTAGTTTAATCCTTGTGGAATTAAGCCGGTTGTTTCACAGTCGAATATTAGTTCTTTCATGATTACAGTATTACAGATACATTAACATCAGTGCCTATGCGTTTGCTTTTACGGCTCGGTGCTTCGTGGTAGGTG